TGGAACGGGGAGCCGTCCAGCAGGACGAGGTGCTCGTCCTCCCATTTCGCGTGGGCGTGGATGCGGGTCTGCGCCGCGTACCTGATGTGCGACCGCGCCCACGCCCGCGCCCGGTCCACCATGACGGCCAGCTCGAGGGTGGTCTTGCCCTGCTGGCGGGGGACGGTCAGGTCGACCTCCCGGTACGCCAGCCGGCCCGTGTCGGGGTCGACCTCCAGGGCGACGTCGGCGACCAGCCGCTGCCACGGCATCAGCGGCGTCCCCAGCGTGGCGGCGACCTCGGCGACCCGGTGGCCGAGGGTCGGCCGGGTCGGGTCGCGTGGCGTGGCCAGCCGCGGCGGGCACTCCAGGCCCTGGGATGCCACCAGCAGGGCGGTCATCGGCGCCGCCCGAACCGTGCGAACCGTCCGAACACACACACCGGGAGCAGGGGCACCGGGGTCTCCCGGCGCTCGCCAGCAAAAGACCGCGTGCCAGTCACCATCGCCTCGACTGTCGCGGCGGGGCGGGGCCGAGGCGGTCGCGGTTGCCGCGGGACTGGTTGCAGGCGCGTCCGCACGACGGGCAGGGGCAGGTGGTGCCGTGGGCGGGGCGGAGGTTGGCGGGGTCCAGCGGGTCACCACCACGCGAGAGGGGGACGATCAGGTCGACCTGGAGGGCGCCATGATGGCCGCAGAGTCCGCAGACGTCGGAGGTGGCCAGCACTGCGCTGCGGAGGCGGCGCCATGGTCGGCCGACGTGGCGGACGGTGCCCATCAGCGCAGCAGCCTGGCCAGGCCCAGCAGCGGAGCGCCCTGCGGTGGCACGAGAGCGCCCCGTACGGCCTCGACGCGGGCGCCGGGGTAGGCGGCAGAGCGCACCACCGCGACGTGGTCCATGCGCGCCCTGGTGCGCACCACCCTGGTGCGCGTGGGGTTCCACTGGCTCCCGCCGGCCATGGGCTCGAACCCTACGGACAGGCCGAGGGGGACCTTGTCGTGTGCGAGGGCGAGGACCTCGTTGCCGAGGGCGGTGTCGGAGACGTGCCAGCCGCCCCAGAGCGCGTCGGCCTCGTCGCGCAGCTCGACGGTCACGCCGATGGGCAGGGTGCCACCGTCACGGGGGTGGGTGGCGGTGAGCGGCACGCGGGCGGGTTCGGTCCCGGTGAACGCGCCGCGGGTGAACACCTCGACGACGTAGCGGCCGATGCGCGCCTCGGTGCCGTAGGGCAGCAGCGGGCCGACTAGGGTGCGGCCGTCGCCGTCGTCACGCAGCTCCAGCGCGAAGTCCAGCGCGCGGACCTCCAGGTTGCTCATGCCGATGCACCACCTTCGGGGAGGGGTGGGAGGTCCTCGAGCGCGCGGGCCTCGTTCACGGTCAGGAAGCCGGCTTGGATGCCGGCCGCGTGGGCCTCGTATCTGGTTTTCAGGTCGGTGCGGACGAACCCGCCCGCGTTGAACTTGGCCTGCTGCGTGGACGGCAGCAGCCGGCTCACGGCCCGCTCGATGCGGAGCAGCCACGGCCGCAACGCGAACGTGAGGAAGTCCAGCGACCGCATCTCCGGGCTCGAGTAGGCCAGCGGCCCGGCGGTCTGCCCGCCGACCATCTCCCCGGGGATCCCGAACAGCCTGGCGACCGCGCTCACGTTGAACTGCTGCGTCTCGATGAACTGCGCCTCGTCGGGGCGAATCGAGATCGGCTGGAAGCGGCCACCGTCGCCGAGCACGGCGATCTTGCGGCGGCCCGTGTGGCGCTGCTCCCACCGGTCCTGGAGGTCTTCGGCCTGGGTGCTGGTGATGTGCTGGTCGCTGGTGATCACGCCCGGTGGGGTGGCGTCCTGCCCGAAGAAGCGGCCGCCGTACCGCTCCGCGGCCAAGCCCAAGCCGATGGTCTCCCGCGCGTGCTCGATCGGTGACAGGCCGAGGGCCGGCATGTTCGGCGCGGCGGGGAACGGATACGCCTTGACGTGCCAGACGGTGGAGGAGTCGAGCTTCTCGCCGAGCAGGCGATGCTCGACCCGGCCGTCACGGTCCAGGGTGACGCCCATATGGTCGGGATGCACCAAATCGCATTGCGCGGGCAGCATCCCCGCGCCGGACCGGGCGGTGATGACACCCCAGCCGTTGCCGCGGAGGAGCAGGCTGGCCATGACGGCGTAGAGCCAGTCGCTCAGCTCCTCGAAGTCCGCGGAGGGGTGTTGCAGCAGCGGCGGGAGGGTCGCCAGCGGGGTCTGCTCGCCGCGGCGGTACACGTCCAGCGGCAGGGTGCTCACGCTGTCGGCGAGCAGGCGGACGCACGCCCAGACCGTCGTCAGCCGCATGGCGCTGGACGTGGTGACGGGCTCGCCGGCGGCGGTCGGGCGGCCGTCCTCCGCCAGGAGCTGCTCGAGCGTGAGGGCCTCGCGCTGCTCGACCTTGCGCCAGGGCCACCAGCGCGCCATGGCCTACCCCCGCTTGATGGCCAGGATGCGCTTGCCGCTGACGCGGCCGCGCCGTGGCAGCTCGGCCAGCTCCGGCGGGATGGGCTCGCCCTTGACGATGAGCGTCGCGGCGCCGGGGCCGAGGTCCGGCCGTTCGATGAGCAGGTCCTGCTCGGCCCGCTCCGGCTCGGCGGCCATCAGCCTCTGACTCCCGTGTCGACCACGAACGCCGTGGGCTGCGCAAGCTGGATATCTGCCCTCAAGTACGCCAGGAAGGCGTACTGCAGGTTGTCCGCGAGGTAGCGCTCGCCCAAAAATCGCAGGTTGAAGTCGGTGCGGATCCCGACCAGCAGGTTCGACCAGTCCGCGGTGTAGACCTCGCTGCAGTCGGTGCTGGTGCCGACCGTCAGGTTGATGGGGACCTGCTTGGTCTGCAGCCGGGTGATGCCGTCCAGGTACGTCGGCGGCGCGATGTACTGGTTCGTCGTGTCGCGGAGCAGGCCCAGCGACAGCGCGGTCCTGGGCGCCAGTATCTGCGCGTCGGGCTCGAAGTTGGCGGTGCGGACCGCGCCGGCGGCCTGCGCGAGGAACTCCCACCCCATGGTGCCGGCGGCGGGTGGGGAGCCGATGACGGACCCGTTGGCGCCGTGGGCGGTGGTGGTGATGCCCGACTGGTTCAGCACGCCCCGAGGTTCGGGGGCGGTGCCGGAGCCGCGCAGCGCGACCCGGTCGAGTTCGAGGGCCATCTGGCTGGCGAAGCTGCGGGCGATGACGTCCTCGCTGCTCGGGTCGGCGTCCTCGAATAGCTCCAGCGACAGGGTGATGACGCGGGTCAGCGTGCGGGCGGTGAACGTGACCCGGTCGAAGGTCATGTCCGCGGTCGCGGTGATGGCGCTGTTCTCCGTCTTCCACCCGGGCGTGCCCTCACCGGTCAGCCGGGCCAGCGCGAGGGTCTGGGCGGTCATGGGGACGGTGATCGCGCCGGCCTGGAACACGCGGGTCGCGGCGCGGGCCAGGTCAATGACCCGGGCCGACAGCGGCGAGGGGACGAGCGCGCCGCCGGCGCCGACGGTCGCCTCGGCCAGGGCGCGCTCCTGCGGCGCGTCGTCCCACCGGCCGGTCGCCATGCCGCGCAGGTAGCGGTCGAAGGAGAGGCCTTGGGCCTGCTCGGGGGTGAACGCACCGCGGGTCTGGAGCCAGTCGTGGACGGACTGCTCGCGGGTCAGGACCGGCTCGCGTGGCGTGGCCGGGCCGGGGCGGCGGACGGTGGAGGCGCGGAGCTCGGCCAGCTCCTTGTCCCGCTCCGCCTCGATCTGGTCGTCGACCTCGCGGAGCTCGGTCGAGCGGGTCTGGTACTCGGTCCACTCCTCCGGGCGGAGGTCGCGGGTCTCGGTCGCCGCACGCTCCAGGATGGTGTCGGTGGCGGTGCGGAGCTCGACGCGCCGGGCGCGCAGCTCCTCGAGCAGGGTGGGCATGTGCGCCTCCAGGCGGTCGAACTGCCGGCTGGGATGAGTGTATCTCGCGTCCTGGTGACGGTCGTCATCAGAACGCTAGTTGCCGCTGGCGATTCGCAGGTCGGCGGCGCGGTCGATGCACTCCTGGCAGGCTGTGAAGTCCTCGATGGTCGCGTGGTAGTGCGGGTAGAGCCGCATCGTGTCGAACGTCTCCTGGTCGAGTGCGACGGGCTCGCCAGTCTCGTGCACGTAGACGAAGCCTCCAGGCGATGCGTCGTAGGTCATGGTGTCCCCCTGGGGTCGTTGGGGCCG